TAGGAAGGTAAAAAATGTGCTCACAGATGATGGAACTTGTTGGGTTAATCTTGGCGATAGTTACTATAATTACAGACCTGGAAGGGGACAAGGACTGGCAAAACAAACAGTCTCGAATACTAAACAAGACCTACCAGATGTGTGTCCTCGCAGAGGAAATAGAATCGAAGGACTCAAAGAAAAAGACCTTATTGGAATCCCATGGCTCTTTGCCTTTGCAATGAGAGCAGATGGTTGGTACTTACGTCAGGATATTATATGGCATAAACCTAATCCAATGCCTGAGAGTGTGAAAGATAGATGTACCAAGTCACATGAGTATATCTTTCTGTTTAGTAAGGATAAGAAATACTTCTATGATAATGAAGCAATCAAGGAACCAGTAAAGCAGGATTGGGGAACAAGAAATAGATCAAAGGGGAAGTACCATAATGAAGGGACAGGATTGCAACCACATTCAGGTCTTGAGAAATCCTATACGAAAAAGAATAAAAGATCTGTATGGTCAGTAACTAACAAACCATATAAGGGAGCACACTTTGCATGTTTTCCACCCGATCTTATTGAACCATGTATCAAAGCTGGTTCTGAGAAAGGTGATACTATACTAGATCCTTTCATGGGATCAGGAACTACAGGTATGGTTGCTAAGAAGTTAGGAAGATACTATATTGGGTGTGAATTGCATGAGGATTATGGTAAACTTATGCAAGAAAGAATCAAATTGAATGTGATGGATCTGTCAGAATGAGAGTAAGTTTTTGTATCCCTACTCATGATGGTAATGCAAAGTGTCAACAGTATTTGTTTGACATTTTTCATGCTTTAGCAAATCAAACTAATAAAGATTTCAATGTTATTATCAGTGATCATTCCAAATCTGATAAGGTTCTCAAGGCATGTCAGGAGTATGCCGATGTCTTTGAGATCATGTATGCTCCTAATTCAGATAAGTTGGGTAACATTTCTGCTAATACTAATAATGCATTACGCTGTGCCAACGGTGATATAAAGAAAGTTTTATTCTCTGATGATTTTATTCTTACTAAGAACTTAGTAGAAGAATTGGACAAAGGATTTACTGATGATGTCAAGTGGGCAGTGACAGGTTTTGCTCATACATTAGATAATGGTGGGACACATTACAATCCAAAAGTTCCTGAGTATAATGATAGATTATTGGAGGGAATTAATACTCTTAGTTCTCCTTCTATACTAGCGTTGAAAGGAGATCTTGATGAGTATTTTGATGAAGATTTGACTATGCTTATGGATTGTGATATGTATTACAGACTCTATAAATATCATGGAGACCCATTGGTACTAATGGATTATCACATATCAAATCGTGAACATCCTAATCAAACACAAAGATCAAACGAACACCTCCTACCAAAGGAGATTGAATACTTGAAGAAGAAACATTCATCATGACTATAGGATTCAACCACTTAGGAAGACATGGACGACTGGGTAACCAGATGTTCCAGTATGCAGGACTACGAGGCATTGCTGCTCATCGTGGTTTTGAATTTGCTATACCACCTAGCGATTTCAAAGACGAATGGAACGACCATCAGTTGTTTGAAGCATTCAAATTAACAGGTCTTACTAATATTAATGAGGTTCCTGGTCCTTATGTTCAGGAAGCACACTTTCATTTTGACCAGAATTTATTTGACAATATGCCTGATGGACATAATGTCTATGCATACTTACAGAGTACAAAGTATTTTGATCATATAGAAAAAGAAATAAGAGAAGATTTTAGATTCAAGAATGATATCTATAAACCATGTAAGGAGATGATGAATACACTGAAAGATCCTATTGGATTGCACGTTCGTAGAGGTGACTATATACAGAACTGTGATAACCATCCACCTTGTCCTAAAGAATATTATGATACTGCACTGTCAAAGTTTGATAACAATCGTACAGTGGTTGTTTTTTCTGACGATCCTGAATGGTGTGGTACTGAGTTCCCTGATGACAGGTTCCTTATCTCAGAAGGTGGTGACAATCTTGCAGACTTGTGTATGATGTCTATGTGTTCTGATTTTATTATTGCCAACTCCTCTTTCTCTTGGTGGGGTTCATGGTTATCAGAAAATCCAGACAAGAGAATCATCGCACCTAAGAAGTGGTTTGGTACTGGATACACCAAAGACCACGATACTTCTGACTTATACTGTAACAACTGGGAGGTAATCTAATGACGCAAGAAGTTTGGGACGATCCAAAAGAAGAACGATTGCATGACTATGATAGAGTGGATCTAAAAAATGCATGTACTTATGTCATCCCATTGAGGATTGAGAGTGCAGATAGAATGAGAAATGTTATTACTACATTAACATATCTTCTGAAGAATTTTAATGCTAGGGTTATTGTCAAGGAGTTTGATAAAGAATCTATATTTAATAGTGCAGTAAGACCTCAGTTAGAAACTGTACTTTATAAACAAGAGTATGAAAATTTAGATCATATTTTTGAGCAAACCGATGAGTTTATTTTTCATAGAACACGGTTGATCAATGATATGGTTGAGATGGTGGACACACCAATTGTTTGTAACCATGATTGCGATATTCTTTTACCACATGAGTCTCATTTTCTAGCATGTAAGTATCTTGTTGAAGGATATCTACCACCAAATGCATCTGAAGATACAATACCAGAACCTGTGAAGGTTGTATATCCATATGGAATGGGTATGTTCCAGTGGCAAGTCAAGGCAAATGATAATTTAGTTAGTGATTTTATAAACACAAACTTCAACTTTAAAACATTTCAGGGTCACATGAGGAAGTGGGATGCTAAGTTTGGGTTCTGTCAGTTCTTTAATACTGAAGAGTATAAGAGATTAGGTATGGAGAATGAAAACTTTATTTCATATGGGTATGAGGATGATGAAAGGTATCATAGATTTAATAATTGTTCTAATGTTATACGATTGAATAACTTTATCTTCCATTTGGAACATAGTAGAACACAGAACTCCTGGTTTACCAACCCACACATAGAGGACAATCGTAAAGAGTGGGAGAAGATGCAGTACTGGGAGAAGAATAAGATTGAAGCATATTATGAAGACATTGATTACATGAAAAAACGACGTGGACAAAAATAAAGCAGTACATAAACTAGAAGGTCTTCCTAAAGTTCTTTGGATCAATCTCGACAGAGTTCCAGAAAGAAAACAATATATGGAAGAGCAGCTATCCTATTGGGGTATTGAGGATCATCATAGGATATCTGGTGTTGATGGTGTTGAATATGAGGAGTATCTAAAGGGTACTGTTCCAGATAACATGAACGCAGGTGAGTGTGCTTGTGTCATGTCACATCTCAATGCTATAAAATATTTTGTTGAGGAGACAGACCTCAATGAGGTTATGGTAATGGAGGATGATATTGATCTTAGTCCTGCAAGGCATTGGACATTTACTTGGAAAGGTATTAGGAAAAAGATGCCAGTAAATTTTGATACGTGTCAGTTTACTATCATAAATCCTAATGGTATCCATATGAAGATACATCATCGTTTTATAAATGATTTCTCTGCAGCATGTTATATTATAACAAGACATCATGCAGAGAAGATTTTGAAACTCCATTCACGAGGAAACTTCTGGAAGATTGACCAGAATATTAAACCTCGTGCTGTTTCCGAAGATCTTATTCTTGATAGTGGTAAAGGTTATGCCGTTCCTATATTCAATTATAGATTAGATATGGGTTCTGCTATTCATGAAGAACACATAGACATCTTTCATAAAAATAGTAAAGAAGGTCTTGAAGAATATTGGAAACTGAATGGTCAGGATATTATGATTGAACAACTAATGGAACTTGATGAATACGTAGGTCGTATTCCACCTGCAGCATACCAACAACAACAACAATGAACGAAGCACCAAAGTTATCACCAGAACTGAGATTATTTTCAGAAGGACCACATGTTATGGAATTCAATGATCATATAGGTGTGATCTCGAATTTTATGTCAGATCAGTTTTCTAGAGTCTTAGTAAATGCTTTTGAATATTATTATGGTTTGAAATATACTAAGGAAAATATGTTAGGTGAAGGAAATTATAATCTAAGGACTCATGCTGTAGGTGATACTCAGTTTACTAATGGGCAGATGGGAAGAAAAGATAATCAATTATATCTTGAAGTATGTGATGCTTCTATTGCTGCACAAGTAAATGCTGTAGTGGGTGCAGGGTTTGAGATTTATGCTAAAGAGTATTCTGGAATAATAGATTCTTCTGATCCTATGTCTTCATGGACATGTAAGTTACAAAGGACGGATCCTGGTGGTGGGTACCATGTTTGGCACTGTGAGGATGGGTCATTTATATACCGTGATAGAGTTCTTACTTGGATGATATATCTAAATGATATTCCTTATGAGAATGGTGGGGCAACAGATTACTTACATCAGAAATGTTCTTTCCAACCTACACAGGGAACAATAGTTTTTTGGCCAGCAACATATACACATATGCATCGTGGTGCCTTTCTTACAGGAGAACAATCTAAGTACATTGCAACTGGTTGGTTCTTACGTGAACCAGGTAATGTCACCGAAAGAATAATTCAGGAACAAGGTAAACATCTTATTCAATGATAATCTTTACCACTAATATCAATGCATATGACAACATCCCCGATCATTATTATGATGGGGATGTCAAGTATGTGATGTTTTATGATAAAGAAATACCACGTAAAGGACCATGGGAATTTAGAAAATTAGATTGTCAGTATGAGCATCCAGTACTCAATGCATATCATACTAGATGTCTTTCACATCTTTGGTTTGATGAACCACATGTGTGGATAGATGGTTGTTATACTATGACAGAACAGTTTGTAAAGAACTCAAAAGAATTTTTGGAACAGAATGAAATAACATTGATGAATCATCCTGCAAAGAGGACTTTACTTAGGGAGATATTAAAATTATATACATGGGGATTTGTGCCAGAGGAAAGATTATATAGATTCTGTGAAGATCTTGCTAAGACAGGATTCAAACCATCCTTCTTTGATCATACTATCAACTGTTGTATATGGAGACATAATACACCGAAGGTAAGAGAATGGAATGAGAGATATTGGCATTGGTATGAACACTATGAATTATTTCATGGGTGTCAACTTACAAGTGCTATTGCTGAGTGGGAAGTTTATGGTAAGAAATTACCTAGAGTTCCTTTGCAAGTTGATCTTGAAAAAAGTAATAGAATAAAACCATATGAAGAATCTTATGAAATAATTGCGAATTATGATGAGAAAAAGTTTACTAAAAATGCACGTCATATATTAGGAGCAGTAGTATGATAATATATTCATGTATTACTAATGGATATGATGTAATACCTGATCATTATTATGATCCTGATGTAAGATATGTTATGTTCCATGATGGAACTGTGGAACAAAAAGGACCATGGGAGTTTATAAAATTAGATGTAGATATAAAATGTCCTAGAAGATTATCTGCATACCCGAAGATAAATCCACACAAATATTTTGACAATGGTGAGGATACTGTGTGGATAGATGGTTGTTATAAGATGACAAAGGAGTTTGTTGAAGATGCAAAGACTAGATTCCCATTCACTATACTAAGACATCCAAATAGGTTCTCTTACTATGATGAAATGTTAGAAGGGTTTGAGTGTTCTTTCTTTTCTTATGAGCAAGGTATAAAACTTACGAAGATGTTATTTGAATGTGGATATAATTTTAGAAAATATAGAAGTCCTTTAGGTACTATTATATACAGGAAGATGACTAATACTATTAGTAGGTTTGGTGATCTTTGGTGGCATTGGTTTGATAGAGGTGTAAATCGAGACCAAGTATCTTTTGATGCAGCGTTGCAAGAACTTGGATTGAATCCAAATCTTATGGAAAGAACTGAAACTGGTGTACCATTAGGACATAATAATAAGGTGGGTCGTAAAGGTAAGCATCCTCGAAGAGGAGAATTGGAGCAGTGGAGAGATAGAAATAAATTTATACAGGAGATGCAATTGTATGTGGGGATGTCAAGAATATATGCCAAACATGATCATGGATTTATGAGGGGTGTTCAATGATTATATACACCTGCATAACCAATAATTATTCTAAACTTCCAGAGAAAATGCCATCTGGTAATGAGTATATTTGTTATGGTGAGGCAGAGCAAGTAGGACCGTGGGAAGTAAGACCAGGAAAGGATCTTGATGATCCAGTAAGGTCATCAAGATATTATAAAATCAACTGTCCTTTTGAAGAAAGTATATATGTAGATGCAACCAGACTTCATTTATTGAAAGAACCTTTCTTTGCTATTAGTCAAGAGATATTAACAACTTATAATGATAAGTTATTTGTATTACAACATCCACATAAACATTCTTACTTGAATGAGATGATGGAGTATTATAATAATGGATGGTGGAGTAAGAGTCAGATCATGCATTACACATATATGCTAAAGGAAATTGGTTTTGATTTTAGAAGATTCTTTTCTCCTATGTGTACGATTTTGTGGAGAAGAAAGTGTGATAAGTTCAATAAAACATGGTGGGAATGGTATCAGCAAGGTGGTGTGAGAGATCAGGTTTCATTTGCTACTGCTTTACAGCAAGAGAAAATGATCTTTAGATTTGATGGTGCCTTGAATTTTTTGAATAATTTTACCAATGCAGAGTTTGGTGGTGAGTGGTGGGATGTTAAGCAAGGTGACTATTCTTATCATAAACCAGAAGATAGTGAGGAAATGCTGAGAGTTTTATGTAATCTTAGTGGTTTGAGTTCATTTAGATATAAACCTTGCTGTCGTAGAAGATCTGTGCTATAACTATATCAGTTGAAAGATTATCATGCATGGTAAATTGGATCCAGAAGAGAGGGTTCTAAATAGGGTAGATGAAAAAACTAATGATGGGAAAGATGGTTCCACCAAGTCGGAAGAGTTGCTACAACTTCCGAGTGACCAAGATAAACCGAGTGGTTGACGGAGATACCATTGACGTTACAATTGATTTGGGATTCGATCTCCTCAAAAAAGAAAGAGTTCGCATTGCAGGAGTCGATACTCCTGAAAAAAGAACAAGAGATCTTGAAGAGAAAGCATTAGGACTTGATGCTACTGCATGGATGAAAGAACATTTAGATGGAGCAATTAAAGGTGAAGATGAACTCACTATTAGAACTGAGCTTGTCGGTGGCGTTGGGAAGTATGGTAGGCTTCTTGGTTGGTTGTACGTTGGGGACAATCCTCTTTCATTAAATGAACAGATGATTGTTGAAGGGTATGCTTGGGAATATGATGGGGGTACTAAGAAGAAAGACTTCCAAGAGTTGAGGGATATAAGAGGAATCTAATTGAGTGTTAACTATATAAAATGGTTCAGTGCTACAGTTATTTTGACAGCAATGGTCTTCCATGTGTTAGGATTGACACCTTGGAATAGTATGTTACAATTACTAGGTGCTGCTGGATGGACTTATGTAGGAATCAAGTGGAAGGAAAGATCCATAGTAATGAATTTTCTACCACAATTTTTTATTATAATACCAGGATTAATTTACATGTTATCCAAATGAAAACCTATGATGACTCCAATTGGAGAGAGGAACTCATTCCTTATACGAATAGTAAAAAGGAACTTGAGTTACTTGAAAATGGACCTAAGAGTCTTTCTCAGTCATGGCTCATGAGTGCATTGTATAATAAATGGAAGAAGATGAAGGGGTATAAAGATCCTGAACCACCTGATGTATCTTCTTCTATGAAAGAATACTTTGAGAAGGAACAAGAGTTTCTTACTGAAAATGAATTATAGATCTTTGAACTTTCAATTATCTAAAGAAGATATAAAGTATCTTTATGATACATATAAGACTGAAGAGTTTCGTAGAAGTTCTGCCTCAAGAAGAAATTATTACACTGGTTATCATCGACATCCAAATTCTAATAGTCGAGATAGTAGTTATAGTACTTTCCATGATGAAAAACTCTACAAATTATATGCACCATTCGTTTCCAAATCTTTGAAAGAAGAGGGTCTTGTAGTAGATAAAATGATTTTATCATTTAGTCATATGTGGGCTCAGATTTATACTAAAGATTGGGCTGTTGGTAATGGTATTCATAATCATTACTCAGATCAAAGAACTGTAATGTCTTGGATTCATTTTGTTGACGTTCCTGATGATCAGGATTGTTTATATTTCAAGATAGCAGGTGAAAAGATCTACCCAAAAGATCAAAGATCTGGTACAATGATATTCTTCCCTGCTTGGGCACTCCATGGGGTTGATCCTGTAGAAACACAATCTGATAGGGTTGTGGTTGCAGGTAATGTAAATAGGATTTTATAGAGTATTATGCAAGCAGTGCTTTATTCAAAAGACAACTGTCAATGGTGTGACCGTGTGCGTCAATTGTTAAACAGTGTAAACATATCTTACACTGAATACAAATATGAAGTACACTTTACAAAAGATGGTTTTTATCATGAGTTTGGTAAAGGAGCAACCTTTCCACAAGTACAAATTGACGCACAACACATAGGCGGATGCAAAGAAACACTGAAATTTCTTCAAGAGAAAAAGCTGATTTAGGAGAAATAAATAAAGGTGTGGAACTTTTATTGAGGAGGGTAAACACTGATCATCAGAAGCAAACCTTAGTAAAGAATAAGAAAATGGAATCAGCACTTATAGTGATCAGTGTCTTCACTGGTTTACTTACTTTAGGATTAGGTCTCGTTACTGGGTATCTAATTCGCTCCTATATACAGGAGAACAACTATGTTCAGCAACAATATACATATCATCCTGAGATGTTTGATGAGCATGGTAACCTACTCCCAGACGAAATAGTATCCTTTCGATTTGAGGGTGATCCATCCCAACTAGATGACAATGACGATTAATTATGGCAAAACTTCCTGACAATCCTTTAGTTTCTGAACTTTTCAAAGCAGTACATGGTGCTAAGAACAAGACTCTAAAGAATGATATTTTATCAAAGAACAAACGTGATGATGTGAAAGCATTATTGATTTGGAATTTTGATAAGAGTATCAAGAGTGCTATTCCTGAAGGTGAGGTTCCTTATAAAAAGAATGAGGCACCTATAAATTCAGGTGGACATACCAGACTGGTACATGAGTGGAGAACTCTTTATCATTATATAAAGGGTGGTAATAATGAACTCTCTCAAATGAAAAGAGAGCAAATGTTTATCCAATTACTAGAGTCTCTTCATGAGTCTGAAGCAGAGTTGCTTATGCTTATAAAGGATAAGAAACTTCAGTCTAAGTATAGGATTACTAGGGCAGTTGCGGAGCAAGCATACCCTGAGATAGTTTGGCGAGACGTATAATAAATGAAAATACTTCATGAAAAATGTGAGAAAAAAATAGCAGATGATCCTAAGTTACCTTACACAGCATACCTTGTAGAGTATGAGTTAGAAGGTGAAACCTTTTATGATATTGCTATATCAAATAAGGCAGTGGAGATCTTTGATCACTACTATGATAAGAGTAGCAAGTTTGTGAACATGGTACAGGCAGGTGGTAAGGTCAATCCAAAATTATGGAGAGATCCCTCTGCTCCACTACCTACACCACCAAAAAAACCTAGGAAGTAAAACCAAATTCAACTTTTGTTTTCAGAATACTGGAGAAAAAATCTCCAGTATTTTTTTCTGTATAGGTTTTTTGTAAACTTACTTGACTAAATAGTATGGGTATGCTAACATACCTTTACGTTCAACCTCAGAAGAGGTCGCAAGTAAGCCGACTCGGAACGGAATCGTTCATCCCAAATGGGACGCAAAAGCCGACTGAAGGAACGGGGATTAAAAACCCTACCTTTGGAGAAACCAAAATGGCACAAGTTACTTATCGTGGTGTCAAGTACGACACTGATACACGTAAAGCAGATGCACCTGCTAAATCAGCAATGATTTATCGTGGTGTAAGACATAACAATAAAGTTGCTGTCTAATGCTTGGAATACTAGGAATTATTGTGGGTAGTGTAGTAGTTTTAGGTCTCATCTATGTTGAGATAAAACTATTCAAACTCAGAAGGTAAAAATACCTATATACTTATTGTAGTAGGTATTTTTACTTGGATGAGACTTTTCTATCAAACAATGTTTCTAGCAGTTATATTTCTTTCGGTTGCATATCTTCCTAGATTTGCATACGTATAGACTAAAACAAAATTAAACAAAAGGGGTGCTTGACACCCCTTTTTTATCCCCTATAATAATGAAACTCAAAGAAACGATTCGCCTTATCAAAAACGCTCTGAAAGAAAAGTCCCTATATACTCCTACCGAAATTCACTATATGAAGACTGCACTCAAAGAGGCAAAGAGGGGATTAAAGTTAAAGCGTTCTGTAAAGGCATTAAAAAAACATGAAAGTAAACTTAGTAACACTGACTCCTGATGCGGAGAAGACTATGGCATACGTTGCCAGAGTTTCTAACCCTAACAATCAGGATAATGATAATTTCTCAGGTCTACTACGGTATTGTATAAAGCATCAGCATTGGTCTGTATTTGAACAGGCACACATGAGTCTAGAAATTGAAACCACTCGTGCTATAGCAGCACAGATACTAAGACATCGTAGTTTCACTTTCCAAGAGTTCTCTCAAAGATATGCTAGTACTAATGACTTACCAGAATTATCTTTACCAGAACTTCGTAAGCAGGACAAGAAGAATAGACAGAATTCTACGGATGATCTTGACCCTGAAGTAGTAGAAAAACTAAACAAGCAGATGATAACTCTCTTCAGTTCTGCTGGTAGTTTATATAATCAAATGTTAGAGCAAGGAGTTGCAAAAGAATGTGCAAGAATGGTTTTACCATTATGCACTCCAACTCGGATATATATGACAGGATCTGTTAGATCTTGGATACATTATATTGATCTACGTTCAGCACATGGTACTCAGAAAGAGCACATGGACATTGCTGAAGAATGTAGAACTGTATTCAAAGACAATTTCCCTGTTGTATCTGAAGCACTTGAATGGTAGATTTATTTTTGGGACCAAAACATGATGTTGAATTTATTAGGTCTCATTCTGAAGCACAAAGAGTAACACCACAAGAGATTGCTACCTTCATCATGCAAGATGAAATAGTAGCAGTATATAATGGTAGATCTGAGGCAGGACCAAGAGCACTGGGTAATAGAAGTATATTATATGATCCCAGAGATCCTGATGCTAAAGATATTGTCAATAAAGTAAAGAGGAGAGAAAAATTTAGACCTTTTGCTGCCAGTGTTATGGAAGAACATGCTGGCGACTGGTTTGAAATGGATAGACTAAATCGTTGTCCTACTATGTCTTATGCTGTTCCTGCAAAGGAAGATGTTTATGATAAGATACCAGGTGTTCTACACATAGATAATACCTGCAGGATACAAACAGTTACTACTCAACAACCACATTTTCATGAGGTCATTGAAGAGTTTTATAAGTATACTAAGATACCGATGGTTCTGAATACATCATTCAACCTTGCAGGTCAACCATTGGTAGAAACTCCACAGGATGCCATAGATACCTTTGAACAATCTGATATACATGTCTTGTGGTTTCCTGAAGTCAAACGAATGATTAAAAAATCTTCTCTTGGTTATTAGTATGAAAATTTTGGGTGTCAATTTATCTAATAATGGTTCTATCTGTGTACTTGATGATGGTAAGGTAGAATTTTACTTAGAGTCTGAAAGAATTACTAGAAATAAAAGAGATTATATTGTAAGAGATCTATTATCTTTTGTTGATGATGTGGATTATATTGCATTCTCTGATGCTTTTTATAGCGGTAAGAAGAAATGTCTTGAGAGTAGCAGAGATGTTGCTAAGATAAAAAATAAGTTTAGTAATGCAGAAGTGCATGATTTCAGAGATCGACACCATCTAACTCACACTTCATGTGGTTTTTATAATTCTGAATTTGATGAAGCAGCAGTAATTGTTGTGGACTCAAGTGGATCTCAGTTTCCTGAAGGAGATGAGTCGGAAACTATAATGCATGTAAAAACTGGTAGAAGATTTTATTGGAAGTGTGTTTATAAAACTTTTAATTTTGATAAGACTTTTGGTATTGGATTTGCATTTGATAATGTTTCACAAAGATGTGGGTGGGGAAGGAATGAGGCAGGTAAGGTTATGGGATTGGCACCCTTTGGATATTATATTGAAGGTGATGGTTATCTAGGATCATCAGAAGAAAATGCATGTGCAACCGTTCAAACGAACTGGGAAGATAGATCTGTTGAGTTAGTAAAGATTGCAGTATCAAAAACCAAATGCAATAATATAGTATTGACTGGTGGATGTTTTTTGAATTGTGTGGTAAACTATAAGCTATTGAAGGAGTTTCCTGACTTGAATTTTTATGTTGACCCTATTGCTTATGACGGTGGTACATCTATCGGAGCAGCATATTTAGTTCACCATAATCCAAAAATAAAAAGTTACTAAATCCTCACATAAATAATTTCCTACAACAAAAATCATGCCAACATATCCACTAAAGAATTTAAAGACAGGTGAAACTAAAGAACTGTCTATGACAATGAAAGAGTATGACGAGTGGAGAAAAGATAATCCTGACTGGGATAAAGATTGGTCTCAGGGATCTGGGGGAGTGGTTAGTAGTACGGGAGATGTTTATAGTAAGACTGATGGTGGGTGGAATGAAGTTCTATCCAGAGTAGAACAGATGCCTGGTTCAAAAGTAAAACAACAAAACGGACGCTACTTATAATGCCAGCAAGAAAGAAGAAGGTGTCTACTAGTGTGGGTGCTGGTATGACAACTAAGCAGATCAGAAGGAAGAAACCCTTCAATTCTGATATGATGATACCCATTGAACCTCTTACTGATAATCAAAAAAAGTTATTTGAATCTTATAAAGAGGGTAAAAACATTTATAGTTATGGTGTAGCAGGGACAGGTAAAACTTTTGTCCTACTCTATCATGCATTGAAAGAAGTTCTAGATCCTATAACACCATACAATCGAGTTGTCATAGTAAGATCACTTGTTTCTACAAGAGAGATTGGATTCTTACCTGGTGACCACGAAGATAAAGCAACTCTATATCAAATACCATACAAGAATATGGTGAAGTATATGTTTGAGTTATCTACAGACAATGACTTTGAAATGTTATGGGGTAATCTAAAGACTCAGGAGTCTGTAAAGTTTTGGTCAACAAGTTTTGTTAGAGGAACAACTTTAGATGATTGTGTAATAATTGTGGATGAATGTCAGAACTTGAATTTTCACGAGTTAGATAGTATAATAACCAGAGTTGGTGAAAACTGTAAGATCCACTTCTGTGGTGATGCTGCACAAACTGACTTAGTAAAAACAAATGAGAAGAATGGTATACTTGACTTCATGAAAATACTTTCCTCAATGCCTGAGTTTGAATCTATTGAATTTGGTATTGAAGATATAGTTAGATCTGGTTTAGTCAAGAGTTATATTCTTAACAAACTTGCTTTAGGTATTCCTGATTAGTTATGTTCAAACATGTAGAATGCGATCTTCCTGCTCTAAGTAGGAAGACTATTGATGGTGTTCGATATTATAATGTAGAAGATAGACCGATGGTTTCTATTACCTCAGTCACTTCTTATTATAATAGGGAGATCTTCAAGAGGTGGAGAGCAAAAGTTGGGGACGAAGAAGCAAATAGGATCACAAAGAGGGCAACCAGTCGTGGTACTGCTACTCATGAACTGATTGAACACTTCCTACTCAATGAGGAGGTTAAGTATGACAAACCTGGTCCTAAAATATTATTTCAACAAGCTAAAAAAGAGTTACAAAACATAAATAACATTTATGCTTTAGAAAAATCATTGTACAGCAATGAACTTGGAGTTGCAGGGACTGTAGATTGCATAGCAGAGTATAAGGGAGAACTTGCAATCATTGACTTCAAGACTGCTGAAAAACCTAAACCAAGGGATTGGATTGAAAACTATTTTGTACAGGCAGCAGCATATGCTTGTATGTTTTATGAACTTACAGATATTCCTGTAAAGAAACTTGTCATTCTTATGACATGTGCTAACGGGGAAGTGCAAGTTTACGAAGAGTATGATAAGATGAGATATATGAAACTATTAGTAACCTACATTGAAAAATTCATCACCGAGAAACTAAATGAAATCCAAAAGTGAAGTCAAAGAAATGATCAAGAAGAACTTCTTGTGTCAAGATAAGTTTTCTAATGAAATAGAAATCTTAGTCAAGGATAATGCTTCTATGAATTACATTGAAGCAATCTGTCACTACTGCGAAGAGAATAATATTGAATTGGAATCAGTTAACAAACTGATATCAAAACCACTGAAAGAAAAATTGAAATGTAATGCAATGACTCTAAATTATTTGAAGAGAACTTCAAAAGCACGCTTTGCAATGTAAATGGCAGGAGTTTACTGCAGATATCCTTTCACACATCTTTACAGTGATTCATATCATATGATGATGCCATGTTGCTATGCGGTAACTGATCATCCTTATAAGTCCAGAGAAAATACCAGTTTCAAATCTACACATTTGAAAGATGGTGCATATGAATTCTTCAAGAGTGAACAAATGAGTCAACTTAGACTCGATATGATGAAACCTGATCCTTTGACACCTTTAGTCAAGGATGTTTGTCGAGATTGTATTGCTGCAGAGGAAGCAGGTATAACATCACCAAGAAAACCATTACCTCAACTTAGATTTGGTAGAGTTTTAGATGTAAAGATGAGGTTATGGGGTAATGCATGTAATCTTGCATGTTTTATGTGCAATATAAAAGCATCAAGTAAGAGACAAGAGCAAGCAAAAAAATTAGCAGAGTATAATCCTAAGATAGGTGAGTGGTTAGAGTTAGATCAAGTAGATGAGTTTGATCAAGAGGGTATGGTATATGATTTGGCAGTTGATAATCCAGAACTTTTTGATATACAACTTGAGTCTTTCAAGAAGTTATCAAAGAAGATAAAATCATTTCATATTATAGGTGGTGAACCATTTGTGATGCCATCTCATTATAAGTTATTGGATATGCTAATTGAGATTGGTGAAGCTAAAAATATAGCATTATTATACACTTCTAATATGACAGTATTGCATTGGCAAGAAAAGAAGATAACAGATTACTTCAAGCATTTCAAACAAGTAGATATAACATGGTCTGTTGAAGCAGTAGGAAAGTATAATGATTATATGAGATTTTATTCTAAGTGGGATCAAATAGAAGAGAATATAAGAATGATTGTTCCTTATTTGAATGAATTTGCAGCAGGAATAACGTTATCATCATTATCAATTTTTCATTTGGATGAGATAGTAGATTACTGTGTTGCTAGAAACATACCATACAAATTTAATATAGTTGTAACACCAAAAGTTTGTAGGATGGAGGTTATTCATCCTAGTATTAGAAAGAAATTAGCAGAGAAATATAAAGGAACAAGACTAGATTTTCTATGTAAGACTTTACTTTCAGAGGTTGATGATTGGGAACAGAAGTGGAGTGATTTTTTAGAGTATACTGATGGGATAGATCATGTCAATGGAACAAATTATAAGGAGATTTTTCCAGAACTTGTGATATAATATAGAAAAAGATCTCATTATGAAAATTGGTATTGTTGGGTATGGTCAAGTTGGTCAAGCAGTAGCAAGATTGTATTTTGAAACTGATACTTCAGAGTCTTGGTTTGGTTTTGAAAAACTTCTTATCTATGATCCAGATCAGGGTGAGATGGATGATGTATCTGGTGTAGATATATTGAATGTTTGTATACCATACGGTGAAGATTTTGTATCAGTGGTAAAGGATTTACCAACTCCAAATTGGTACACAGTTATACATTCAACTGTTCCAGTAGGAACTACTGAAAAATTTGGACGTAAATTCTTACACTCACCTGTAAGAGGAGTGCATCCAAATCTTTATGAAGGTTTGAAAACTTTTGTAAAATTTATTGGGGGTGCTGATGACCAACTTGCTCAAGCATATTCAGGGCATCTAAAAACTTTAGGAATAGAAACTCATATATGTAAGGATGCTAAGACAACAGAACTTTCAAAGTTAGCAGACACTACTTACTATGGATTGTGTATAGCATTTACATCTGACATGAAAAAATTATGTGATGAATATAATTTAGATTTCATGGAGGTTATGACAAAATATAATAATACATACAATGAAGGTTATATAAAATTAGGAAAACCTAATGTTGTTAGACCTGTTCTTTATCCTACCGATAAGATAGGTGGACATTGTGTTATACCTAATGCTAAATTGTTACCAAGAACAAAATTAATAGATGGACTGTTAGATTATGAGTGACTTTACCCTTCAAGAGTATAGAAAAATAATCAAACACCATAAGCATAGGGTGTGTGATTTCTATGATTCATTGAAGAAAGATCAGTGGACAATACTTAGACATGACGTGGAATTTGTTCCTAACAGAGCATTTGAATTAGCAAAGATTGAAAAGTTCTATGGTGTATCTGCAAGTTATGTCTTTCAAGTTAGATCAAATGCATACAATACATTCTCTGCTCGTAATAAACATCTGATAAAAAATCTTAGAATACTTGGTGCAAAGATAGGACTACATGTATATGTTGGTGATGTATGGGATTGGAGATCATTAGAAAAGGAAATACAATCACAAAGAAGAATCTTTGAAGATGGTTTAGAAATGCATTGTGATAGATTTAGTTTTCATAGACCACCTAGTTGGGTTCTAGAAAATAGAGCAGATTTTATTGGTGGTATGTTGAACATGTATGGACCTAGTTTCTTTGAGTATGATCCAGAACCAACTGATATAAAATACATTGCTGACAGTAGACACCAGTGGAACTATGGTGATCCTTATACTAATCATTCTAAAATACAACTAAGTATGCATGTAGATGAGTGGTCTGATAAAGAAACAAATCACTGGGATAATATAAAAGAAGAACATATGGAAGAGTTTATTAATACTTTATCAACTGAATGTACTCACTACCAATGAACTGTGTTACCTGTGTAAAGATAGGGAAAAAATATCCTTCTATCTATGTCAACAAATTATATAATGCAGTAAGAAAATATACTGATAATGATTTCATATGTTTTACAGATGATCCTTCTGGTATTGATCCCAATGTAATTGTATATGATATGCAACCTCTAGTAAAAGATCCATCTAAGTGGAGAGAACCTAAGAGGATGCGTATCGGTATACATTCTTGGTGGCCAGCATGGAATAAATTAGAACTATTTGCTCGTGAGGAATTAGATAAGTATGATAAGAAAATATTTTTTGATCTTGATGTAATCATTCAAGGTGACATTACACCTATACTAGATTTTGAAACTAATTTTGCAGTCTCACCTTGCAAGTGGAAGTCACCTGATTGGGTGAAGAGACATCATACAGATAAGAAACCTGCATTTCCATTCAATACAGACAGTGTTGTTTGGAGGGATATCAAGTTCATTTACGAACAGTATATACCAAATTGGCAGAAGCATGTTAGGATGTATAAAGGGATAGATCCTTATCTAAATCAAAATCATTTTTCTGATTTAGAATTCCTACCAGATGTTTTTTATTCTTACAGGGAGGGATCAAAACCAGAACACTTTTGGGAGGGTGGTGAGATACCTTATCTCAAGTTCATGCCAGAGTATTCTGTTTGTATGTTCCATCAAGAACCTGAAGTCCACGAACTAGATCATGATCACATCCTATACAAGATATGGAATGACTCCCTTTGATACTTACAAACAATACTTGGCATTCAAGAATCATTTTACTAAGGAGAAGTATGACTACCATAAGTATGGTGGTTCATCTAGAGCTAAGATAGAATCATTCTATAAGAGAAAGGATAGGTACTTCTTTGAAAAGACATCAAGGAAGTATAAAGATGAAGAGGTATGTGATTTCTTTCTTGCTAACTTTGTAGACACTGATAATCCTCAAGGTTTATGGATAGGTAATATGATTCGAGATGGTGAGATAGTATATAAGGATTGGATGAGAAGACAGCAGAGTTTATTTTATAACTTCAAGCAGGGTTCAGAAGATATGATGGATGAGTATGATTATAATGAGTTCTTTGATGCATCTAAAGGTCACCCACCTATACTCAAGGAGCATCTTGGTGGGAAGATAAGTGTGGAAGAGATGTGTATCTATGAGAAACTATTCTCTTATTGTAAAGACTATGATAAACAGTTAGATGATCCAGTATGGAAGACTGTTGGTCTGAAGATCAAGAAGTACTTACCCTTTCTAAATATTGACAAGGACAAGTATCGTAACTACTTACTACAAAGAGTAAAAGAAAGGTATGAGTGAATTTTTTGATTCAGATATAATCCGTCAAGAGATGGAAGAAATCTTTGAGATACAAAAGGAATTGTATTCTGTTATCATGCGGTTCGGTACTATGTCGGACATAGAAAAGAAAGAACACATGGATAAACTTGTTGATCTATTAGATAGACAAGAAGTTATGTGGACAAGACTATCATTGTCTGATGATCCAGAAGCAAAGAAGATGAAGGAAAAAATCATGTTGACATCTTCTGCTATGGGATTCAAAGATGTCAGTATGAATATGATATTTCAGAATATGAGGGAAACCTTAGATAACTTATCAAAGAAAATGTGAGTGTGTAAATACTTTATAGTTATTGAGAACTTATGTTATCTACACAATACCGTTTGCGGTTGGAATCTATATGTAAAGACATTGCTTCTGGCACTGAAGTAAGTATAGATGATATGATATGGGCACAGAAATTATCAAAAGCAAATACTGCTGCAAGAGGTATGATGAATAAAGCTCGTAGATTGAGTACAAATCCTGACGAGTCTTTTCTTAATAGCTTGAACATAGGAGACCCCGATTCAAGCAATCATAAAAGGGGTTTCGGAAGTCCAGATGATGTAGTAGAATGGTTTCATCAAGAAAGATCTGATGACTGGAGGCAACGTGACTGAATGGAATTAACAGAAGAAAACGTACTCAAAGTGTTAGAGGAACTTGTTCCCTATATTGAAGCTGATGGTGGATATCTACAACTTTACGATATAGAAGATGGATATGTTAAGGTAAAACTTGGTGGTGCATGTGAGACATGTGCTATGAGTACCATGACTTTGAAGCAGGGTATAGAAAAGAAACTAATGATGGAGATACCAGATGTCAAAGGAGTCATTCAGGTTTTATGATTGACACTTCACCAAGTTCGATTAGAATATTTGTGATAATAGTACTAGCAGTTGTTTGGGTGTGGATTTTTAATCATGATTGAAAAGGGTGACAAGATTATGCAGATGGTTCTGTTGAGTCCACATGAAGCAGACCACTTATATAAAAAGAAAGACGGTACATTCTACTGGTGTCATCATAGAAAGAGTGGTGACACCTTTTCTGTACCTGAGATACAGATGGAGATGTTCTCACCTCCACCACCTAAGAAGGTAGTAGTAGGAACAGATGCTCCACACCATAATATCTTAGAAAAATACTATGGTAAGGATTGGAAACCTGTACCACAGGAAGGACTAGAGGATCACTTCTAATGAAATTATTTGTTGTACCTGAATACACCTGTAAACATCCTATATTTCCTCATCACAATACTGTTGATCTAATGTATGATGCCTTGAACAATGGGTGTGAACAAACAGATTGGTATGCTTACCTTGACTTCATAATTAACAATCAATATGATTTTGGAGGTGGTTGACAAGACCTAAATAGTGGTATATACTATGGTCTGGTGAACAATCTAACAATCCACCTAATACGACAAATATGTCATTTTCAAATCTAAAAAAACAGTCTAGACTAGGCAGTTTAACTTCCAAACTCACCAAAGAGATTGAGAAGATGAACAAAACAACCAGTGGCGGTGCTGATGATCGTCTTTGGAAACTAGAAGTAGACAAAGCAGGTAACGGTTATGCTGTAATCCGTTTTCTTCCTGCACCCGATGGGGAAGAACTACCATGGGCAAAAGTATGGTCACATGCTTTTCAAGGACCAGGTGGTTGGTACATTGAGAACAGCCTCACCACACTAGGTCAAAGTGATCCAGTGTCGGAGTACAATCGTCGCTTATGGAATAGTGGCAGTGACGAAGATAAAGATCAAGCAAGAAAGCAGAAGAGAAAACTCACATATATTGCTAACATATATGTTGTGAAGGATCCTGCAAATCCTGCAAACGATGGTAAAGTATTCTTATATAAGTTTGGTAAGAAGATCTTTGATAAAATTACTGCAGCAATGCAACCTGAGTTTGAGGATGAGGAAGCAATTGATCCATTTGATTTCTGGCAAGGTGCAAACTTCAAGTTGAAGGCAAAGAACGTAGCAGGTTATCGTAACTACGATTCATCTGAGTTCACTAAGACTGAAGCATTGCTAGATGATGACGATGCATTGGAAACATTGTGGAAGTCTCAGCATTCGCTAGAGGAGTTCACAAAAGCAGATCAGTTCAAATCATTTGCTGATCTTGAAAAGAGATTGAACAATGTGTTGAATCCATCAAGTGTTAGAAAGTCACTTGACCCAGAAACGTTTGATGAGCAAGAGGAAGTTACTCTCAAGTCTCGCAAACAAGTAACCGAGGAGGAGCGTGTCGTAAAGACACCTGTGGCAGCAGGTGCAGCACCATCTAATGAAGATGATGATGCATTATCTTACTTCCAGCGTTTAGCAGAAGAATAAATGTATTATTTTGCAGCAAGTCTCGATCTAAACGAGGCTTGGAACATGTCTTGGGGAGAAGGTATTCAATTTATATTGGTACTTACTTTTCTATATTGGTTGAAGAAGAGAATTGATACTCACTTCGCTAAGAAACAGTCCAAGATTGTGTACAAGGTGAAAATTGTAGATGACTCACACATCAGTGTGGATCATGCACATATCGAAGCAATAGACCATGCTCACATCGATGACATCGGTGAGATACATGGTGATGTTGTTACACATCCAAAGAAGTTTTAGCTCAGGCAAATTCGACTTTTGGTTTGAAAAAAGGGCGGAAAAAAACTCCGCCAAAAAATCTCAAAAAGGTTTTTTTGGTGTTATCTTGGGGATAGTATTCTCAAGTTAGCACCTTTTTTCATGCGTCTATTAATATATTGGGAACTATTGGTATATGTCATTATTTCTCTCATATCGGCAAATACGGTTTCTAGGTATTCTGGGCGTATAAGGTATATTGTTCTTTTATCGTCATTTTTATTAATTTCATTTTGATAGTATGAAACGGATGTAACGATATTTGCACCAGATATGGTTTCTACTGCTGCACGTCCTTGTCCATTGTCATATGAATATGATAGGGTAAAATTTTCATCTACATGATGTCCTTCTTCTAATAGAAGTAGATCATTCTTTCCTATTATTTTCTTTGTTTCATAATGATGTATTTCTGATAATTGATCTTGGGCATATTTGTTATCAAGATATCTATTAAGGTCATATTGTGACATTGGCCATTCATCTCGAATATTGATTATATTATTTGCTATCAATACAACCCAATCAAGATTAGGGTCATTATACATTTTCTTTGCAACATTATCTGGTCTATCATCCCCAGTTATAGAGTATTGATCAAATACAGTTGCATTTTGCCAAAAATCATCACGAATTTTAGCACGTTTGAATAAATTCTTTGATTTTACGAAATCAAAGTTAGAATTTCTATCTTCCGTAAATGACGGTAAAAGAATATCGGGGAAATCGTCGAAATATGCCATTTTAGAAACCTGTATCCTCAATACTTATAGGTTGGAATGGGTCAGATCCATCTGTACGCTGACCAAATAAATCTTCTGTTGCTGGATCAAAACCTGCATCTGCTACAGATTCTCTGTAATCACTTTCAAATATAGGTGTAAGTTCTGTAAAATTCAGAGTCATTGTACTTCTTATTGGTTGAGATCCTGCTACGGTATCTTCATATGATTGGTAAACATTATCTGGAGCATAGTTTATTTCACATGTTGTAAGTGCACATATTTTATGCATCGGTAAACCTTTTATCCTATCTCTTTCCTTTGTTCTATATCTAAGTCTAAAAACATTTGGTGATCCTAAGAATATAAGATTAGATTCATTCTTTTGTGGTGACATACCTTGTTTGAAGAATCTTTGAATTTTTCTTGTAATAGATGCATCTTGCTCATCGTTTGGTGCAAAATTAAATTGGAAACCAAAAGATCTCAATTTAGGTCCATTGAATAGAAGTTCTAAGTTGGGATTTATTGCAACACCTTGTGCTCTTGCTATGAATTGATTTGGGTTTACATTGATACCTAATCGACCTAGTGCATATTGAGAAATAAATGCAGATAAAAGTTGCCCTGCTGGTTGATCTGTAGCAAATCCACCAGATTTGACTGTATCTAAAAATGAACCAAATTCATTCATAGCTGTACTAAAACCTTTTCCAATTCCATCATCCATTAATCCAGTTGCTATATTTTGTGCAGCAAAAAATGAAGCAGCTTCAACAGCATTTGCTCTTTCACCACTCCAACTAACTCCATTAGAAAAGTTTAGTTGATTTGGGATAGGCATCTTACAAAGACCTATAAAATCACGTAAATTACTATTTCTTGTAAGACCTGTTGCAATGTTATCTAAACTTGTGCCACCTTCCATTTTTACTATACCATCTTGACCAACTACCTCTGATGGTGCGGTACCTAATAGGTCCATTTGAGGTGGTTTATATCTAAATTGTTCTATAACAATATGATCTTGACCACTTTCACCACCACCACCATAAACAGCATCATGTGGATATTTCAAACTTACGATTCCGTCAAACCCAAATGATTTTTGGAATTCTTTTGGAACTTCTTTGAATCTATCCTCAATAAGAATTGGTGATATATCTGAAGATTTGATTATTAAATCATTGATACCTTTTTTACCATCAGTAGCCGTAAGCATTTGTTCATCTAAATTTCCTGTATTTGTTGTTTGTACTCCAACAATAACATTACCATCAGTTCCAATACCTAAATTGGTTGTTTTACCAATTCCAGTTATATTGTTTATAATATCTATATTTGGATTCTTGCAATCAGTATCCATACCTCTATTTTCAAAGCATATATTATTAATTCCACCTGCTCTATTTTCAATTTCCATTCTTGGTTCTACTTGCTGAAAAATATTAGCAAGTGCTTCATTATTGTTGTATAATTTTTTAAACATCTCATCTTCATCAAGACCATTAATTCTTGCCCATGTCTTTAGTTCTACCATTTTATTGGTTAGAACTACCACTGTATTTGGATGATTTATAATTTTGTTATATGCTTCTTTATCTTGATCACTTGCACTTCCATGTCCTTGGTATGTACCTACTGAACTCCAACCATTTGACCATTCTACTCCAAATCTAGCAACTTGAAATCCGTATTTGGAATTTATCATTCCAAAAGTAGGTGATTCAGGATCTAAGTCTATTTTTCCAGTATATTCATCAGAATCGTTTCCAATTCCATTTAATCCATGAGCATTAGGTACTCTACATCCTCCGAGGTCACAAAATTCATTTCCTTTTGGCATTTCCCCACGGTCTATCTCTGCTTGATCTACATGGACGTGGAATTTACTAGAAGGTTTATAGTCTTTATTTTGTTCTACATAAACTCCCATTATAAGTACCTCCCGATATTGACACTAACATCAACACCACCTAATTCCCTTACAAATTCTTGTGCTGGCAATTGAAATGCCCTTTCCCAGTCTGACATAGGTATATCCAATAAACCAGATCGTACATAAGTATACAGGTATTTATGATATCCCGTGAGGGTTGCTGGATCATCACCTGCATCCAAATATCTCATATATGCCATTCTATTTCCTACTGGTGTGTAGTGTAAGTTAACACCCCAGAATGCATTGCCTTGTTTTGCTACAACATAGCATAATGGGTTCTTATCATAGAATTTTAGTTTTGCTGCATATTTTGCATCATAACGGAATAGTAGTAGTCTACCTGGTGTTACTACCTGTGTTGGTGTAGAGTTTGGTAACCATTGATTAAATGCCAAGTTCTTTCTCCGTTATTACTTGAAATTTCCATTTTCTATCTTTGCAAAATGATTCTGCTGCTTGCCATTTTGCTTGATTTTTCGCAAATTCTACTACTTCGGAGATGTATTTTTTAGTTCTCCTTTTTTGAATTGCTGGACCTTTCACTTGTTTTGCTGGTTTTACTTCTACCAGTCTTTCTTCTAATTTTCCTATTGCATTTCTATATTTTATATAAAAATCAGGAAAATATCTATGCAGTCTATTATCAATAGGTGATTTATATGGTATTATCACTTCTTCACTAGACCATTTTATAACATTGGTGTTTGAGTCACACCATTTCATAAATTTCAATTCCCAAAGGGATCTGTATATCACGTTTGTGGGATCACCTTTGTACTTTTTTGGGTTAGAAGGTCTGAACTTCCCTTTATAGGACATACATAGTATATACTGTCCATCTATTTAGATGTCTAATCAACGAGTTTTCGCAAAAGACAGATTTTATTTGAGAACAGAAGAACTGTATAATCTTGGTGGATTTAGAAATGCGGTTCCAGCGTTCAATAATGTATATGATGTTTATATTAATTTCAATGCTTTTGCTGGATCAACACCTAGCCTCATGCAGTTTTTAAAACAGCATGTACTAATACCTAGTAATGATGTAATGAATGAACCTGGTGATAATTTAGCATTATTTTGTTCTGAAGCAGTTTTACCTGGATCACAGATTCAAACTGCTAGTATTGATGGTTTGAGGCAGGGTATATCTCAGAATTATGCAGTTTTTAGGAGATTTCCTGATTTTACACTTACTTTTTATGCACAAAGGGATTATTATACTCAAGAAGTTTTTAATGCTTGGTTAGAATATATTTCTCCTACTCAAATTCAAGATCAAGTTGCTGGAACTATATACCAACAAAGAAATCGAGATAATGCTTTCAAAAAATTGAAATATCCTAGGTCTTATAAGTGTGAAATGGAGATTACAGCATTTAGTAGTGATATGTTGATGCCAGAGTCACGTCAAAACCCAGAGGATCGTGTCGATAAAAGGAATCCTCAGTTTCTTACTTATTTTATGAAGAATTGTTTTCCTGTCAATATTGTTGCTACACCTTTAGCATATGGAAAAGCAGAATTGGTGAAAACTACAGTAAGTTTCAAATATGATTACTTTACTATTGATAGGGGTGCAAGAGTTGCTGATAGTGACAGGCAATTGAGGGAAAAGGTTCAGAATTTAATAAGTCCATTTGCATCTGCTTTATAGCCCTATAAATAAAAGCACTGAAGTAGTTAATTATGCCATTACCGAAGGTTTCGACACCTACATTTGAACTGAACCTTATTTCAACATCCAAAACAGTAAAATATCGTCCCTTCCTAGTAAAAGAAGAAAAATCTCTTCTCATTGCACTTGAAAGTGGTGATAATAAAGCGATTACAAATACTCTCAAGAGTGTTTTAAAAGCATGTATTGTTAGTAGGGGTGTAAAAATAGATGAGTTACCTATATTTGATCTTGAATTTCTATTTTTGAATATTCGAGGCAAATCTGTTGGTGAATCTGTTGAATTGCTTATTACTTGTGATGATGATGGAGAAACTAAAGTTCCATTGACATTGAATATGAGTGACATCAAACTTGATGTTCCTGATGAGCATAATGATACTGTTGATTTAGGGGATAATTTATTCCTCAAACTTAAGTATCCATCTATGTCTCAATTTTTAGAAAATAATTTTTTAGTATCAAAAGAAAATGACGATCAATCAATAAACAAAGCATTTGATGCAATAGTTGATTGTGTTGATCAAGTTTATAATAAAGATGAAGCATGGTCTTCTTCTGATTGTACGAAAAAAGAATTGTTAGACTTTATTGAACAATTGAATTCTTCTCAATTCAAAAAGATAGAGGAGTTTTTTACTACAATGCCAAGATTGGTTTACAAAACTGTTGTAACTAATCCAAATACAAAAGTAGATAATGATATTGTAATTGAGGGTTTATCAAATTTTTTCGCATAATGATGTATCATGAAAGTCTATCATCCTATTATGAGAACACTTTCGCATTACTTCAATATCATAATTGGAGTATAACTGAGATAGAAAACATGATACCGTGGGAGAAACAGACGTATATTAAGATGCTTGAAAATTATCTTGAAAAGAAAAAGTTAGAATCCGAACAAAGAACGAATGGTTGACACCTTCAACGATGGATATGTAATGAGAGCAGGGATGTTAGTTCCTGCAGGGATGCCTGGTGTTCAACCACAATCAAGTTTTATACCTAAACCACAAGATAAAACACCTGATCCTAATTTCAAGGGTGTGAAGCCAATGGCACGTAGAATGTCAGTGGCATATGATAAATTAACATCTAGAATAACACAGGAAAAGGAGAAGGGTTTAGAACCTAAAACTGCACAAGCATTAGGTAAACTGTTATTAGAAATAGAAATAGTCAATAGTAATTTACAAAATATAGCAGCGAGTGTAAAGAATCAAACTAAAGCACAAAGACAATTAAATGAGGAAGAGAAAAAACTATTAGAAGAAGAGGAAGATAGTCTTTTAGGATTACGTGCAGGGTTCAATGACCTAAGAACTAAAATTGGTGGATTTAGTGCGTTACTTGCAGGTAAACAATTTCTTGAAGGTAATTTCCAAGCTGGTGCTCAGAGTGCAGCATTAGCAGTAACTTCATTCCTACCAGAGATTATCAATGTAGTTAGTGGTGTAGTTTTAGGAAGAGTTCTTGGAGGTGGTGCAAAAACGATGGCAGGTGGACCTGCTGGTCGTGGACGTGGAGGATTATTAGCTGCTCTTTTATTAGGTGGAGGTTTAGTTGCAGGTGGTCAAGCAATGGCTAATCCTGGTGGTAACGCAGATCAAAGAAGAACACAATTTGTAGATTCTGGTGGTTCATTGACAGCGAAAGATGTAAACAGATTTAGAAGTGTAACAGCAAGATTTAATAATATATTAAATGCACAAAGGAAGGGTTTTGATGCTACTAAGAAAGATGATCTAAAGGCTGCAGCACCACCAGAATTGGAGATTCCAAAGGGACCTGTGGAGTATGCTGGTGATATTCTTACTAATTTGGGAATTGATCGGAAATTGCTTGAAGGAGATGCTTTTGTTGAGAAGCAAGTAGAGGCAGCTGGAGTAGAAAATGATATTGAAGTAGTAGAGGCTCCTGCTATTGAGGGTTTTTCTTTAGATTTACCTGATGATAATTTTGCTCCAATTAATTTTACATCTGGAGGTGGACAACCTAATATTATAAATGTTCCTGGTAAAACTATTACACCTCAAACTTCTGTTTCTCAATCTGGTCCAACAAGTTCTAATATTAGTCTAAAATCTGAATTTAGTGATCATAGTAAGATACCTTATCGTTTGATATATGGAGGATCTTATAGATGAGTATAACAGCAATTTTAGGTAGGAAAGGATCACTTCTAAAAACATCTCAGAATCTTAGTGCGGTTTTTAAACTAAGTGGAATAAGAAATATTCTTGCCCAGAAAGAGTTATTAGAAAAACGTAAAAAGAACGCTAAATTAAGAGTACTTGCATTGAAAGGTGCAGGTGATGCTATAAATCAAAAAAATGCACAAACTGGTCTAAAAGATTCTCTTTTAGGATTAGGTGGTGCTATTGGTGGTTCTATTGGTGGAGGTAGGATTGGTGGAGGTAGAACTCGTGGTATACGTGGTGGAAATATTAGAGGACCGAGACCATTTTTACAACGAAATAGAGGAATTACTCGTGGAAATAGACTAAGTAGATTTAGATCTCCTTTCAATAGAGCTAGAGTAACTTCTAGTGGTGGAAGACTAAGTGGTTTAGGTAGGAATCTAAGGGGATTGAAAGGAGTAGGTAGAGTTGGACCACTCAATGTACTTTTCACTGGAGCAGATTTTCTTGGTAGAAAAGCATCTGGACAAACTAATTTTCAAGCAGGTGGAGGTGCACTTGCTGGACTTGGTGGATTTCTTGGTGGTGCTAAAGCTGGTGCATTAGCAGGTGGAGCGATTGGTTCATTATTTGGTGGAGTAGGTGCTGCTCCTGGTGCACTTATTGGTGGATTTATTGGTGGTACTCTTGGTAGCATAGGAGCATCAGGATTATTTGATAGATTATCAGGTGCAGATAAACGAAGAGTGGATGAGGTAAAACGTACATCACCCGTAAGTAAAAATTTCAATCTTGCTTTGACTAATCTTGATAGTGCTTTGGATAAGTTAGAAGGTAAGAGAATAGTAGATGATGATGCTTTAGTTCTTCCTGGTGATGGTACTCGTGGCGTAACTGGTGGAAAATTTGGTACTGTACCTCCAGGAAACATAGCTCAAGCAATGCTTTCAACTACTTTTAATAGAGGATTTGCTAGTGGTGTTGCTGTTGCTGGTACAGCAGCTGCAGTTTTTATGGTTGGTAAAGGTCTTATAAAGAAAATTATTAACAGACTTTTCAAAGGAAAGATGGAAACTAACCGTGCATCTTTAGAAAGGGCATTTAATCAAGGTTATGCACAAGGTCAAGAAGCAACTCTAAAGAGTCAAAGTGTTATGAGAAAAGTATTGAGGAAAAAAACCATTGGTAAGACTATAGAAGTAAATCCTACATCTACTAGGACCAAGACATTTGGTCCAAATGTTAAAAGTGTAAAGGTTAATTCTCAGAAAATTATAGAAAATGTAAGAAAACAATTGGGTTTTAGTGGTCAATCAATATTCAAGCAAAATTTTGGTAAAGGTATGAAAAAATTTGATCCAAGTAAAGGTGAAGTGCCTAATACATCAGAAATACGGAAACTCTTAGATCTAGGGCCTAGATCTGACGCATCTAATGTAATCATTGAGGGTGATACTATCATACAAAATCAAAGTGGAAATATTGCTAGTGGTAATTCAAGTGGTAGTATGACTACTGTAGACGATTTTCAAGTCGCTCTAAATATCATCCAGGGGACTAGTCTGTTGACTGTATAATGTCTAATTTTCTTAGGGGAGCAAAAATAGAATTTCTTACCGTCAGGACACCTGATGATAGTGATGAAAAGGATTTAACTCTACAATTAGGACCTATTGCTTTTTATGAAGATATATTAGATGCATCTATACATGCAGAGGTAATGATATTGGATACTGTTGGTAGATTAGAAGGTATTCCAGTTAGAAGTGGGTCAAAAGTATTCTTTCGTATAGTAACTCCTTCTGGTGTAATAGATTTTGAAAAAGAACCGATGTTTATAAGTAACATCAAATCAAGTGGTAGTACTGCGAAAAAAGAAATTTTTGTAATGCAGTTAGAAACCAAAGGTACGTTCCATAATCATTTTACTAGATGTTATAAAAAATATACTGGATTTGCTAATACTATTATAAAGGAGATTTTAACTGAAACACTACAAGCACCTGAAAAGTTTGAAGAATCTAATTTAGAACAACCAAAATATCCAATTGAATTTTGTGGTAATTATAAAAGACCATTACAAACATGTGTAAGTTTAGCAACCAAATCGGTACCTTCAATTTCTGGTAAAGATACTGCTACTAGAGGTGGTTCTGGATTTTTCTTTTGGGAAGATCTAGAAGGATATAATTTTAGAAGTATTGATAAAATTTTTGAAGTTATACAGACTGATAAAGATGCTATCCCTGAATATTTTCAATCATCTACTGTTGATGCTCTTGATCCTAAAAATAATTATAGGATAGTTAGTGATCCAACATGGAAAAATAATAATAATTTACTTGACAAATTATCTCAAGGTCAATATATGTCTTATAATACGTATTTTGATTTGAATGAACGGATACATAAGGTAGCATATAAAGCTCCAGAATCTGTACATGAATACAAACCAGAGAATCAGAATGAAAAGAAAGAAGGTGCTACAAATTTATCTAATGAACAACCCTTTGTTCCCAAGTTCTTTACAGATAAACCTTCTAGGATAATGTTATCAACTGTTGACAAAAGTCTGTTTGATAATGAAGGTGGTTTGCAAACTCCAACTCATCATATAGAATATGAAGCAAGGAGACAATCTAGATATGCAGCACTATTTTCTCAAACCCTTGAAATCACTGTTCCATTGAATGTGGGTTTGAAAGCAGGTTCTGTTGTAAAAATGAAGTTTCCTAGAATAAATATAGATACACCTAATAGCGGATCTAACAATCCTGCCTCTGGTTACTATATGATAAAGTCATTATCTCATAAATTACTAGCGGATGGTGATTTCACCGCCCTAACGTTAATAAGAGATGCTTACTCAGAACTAAAATGAAAACTATCGAAGAACACATTCAGAAAGACAGGGAAATCTTAGATGACCCAACAACAAGTCCTGCTGCACGTAGGCATGTTAAAGAGGAATTACATGAGTTGGAAGTGTATGAAGAGCATCATCATGATGAGATAGAAGCAGGTGATCATCACGATCCCAATACTATCGAATTATTTTGTGAAATGCATCCAGATGAACCAGAATGTCTTATCTATGATGATTAAATGCCTTTAGAAACTCGTCTCAGTAAAGTTAATTTCGCAGGTCAAGATGGATTCAGTTGGTTCATCGGACAGGTGACCTCTGATGCAGCTTGGAGAGAACATTCTGAGCAATGGGGTTATAGGGTAAAGGTAAGAATATTCGGGAAACACCCACCTTCTACTGAATTACCTGATGCTGATTTGCCTTGGGCTCATGTTTTAGTTCCAGCAACATTTGGTGCAGGTAAAGCATTTGCTGGTACTACAATGATGCTGCAAGGTGGGGAAACTGTTTCTGGTTATTTCTTAGATGGTGAAGAAGCACAGCAACCTGTAATTATAGGATGTTTTCATACATCCAATTCTGTTTTAAATCAAGTAAATCGAACTGATGAACCTGAAGGAAGCAGTGCATTTCTGGAGATGTTTCCTAACAGAACATTTGAATTTACAGAAGCAAACATACCTAATGGTGGTGTAGATGATGGGAATGGTATTATTAATGAGAATGGTCTTACTGCTAGTGGAAAGATTAGTAAGCAGTTACGAATTGATGAAGAAAGAATTACCGTACCATTAGCAAAAGATTGTAAAGGTGGTAAGGGATTTCTAAGTGAAGTATCAAGATCTCTTGCATCTTTTATTTCTATTACAAATGGATTGAATAGATTGGATGAGACTTATATTGATCCAATAATGAATGAGTTGCGAGATGTTAGAGCACTTGTAAGACAAACTTCATACATTATATCTAACGCATACTCACAGGTTATAAGATTAGCAAGAAAATATCTATTTGATAAGATATACAAGTTAGTTGAGCAAATATTAGGACTTACTCAACTTGATAGTTTATTGAAGGATATTGCTGTAAAGAAATCAATTGATACCATATATTGTGTGATAGAAAATATTATAAAGGGGTTGAGTAAATTTATAGAAGATTTCTTGATGGAACTGATTGGGAAATTAGTTCATGCACCTCTTTGTGCAGCAGAACAGTTTATAGGAGGTATAAATTCTAAGTTGTTCAATGATATAGAAAAGGCAATTGGTAGTGCAATGAACGCCATTCAGGGCATACTAGGACCTGTTGGATCATTCATGGGGTTTCTTGATAAAGCAATGGGTTATGCTCAGATAGGATTGAACTTACTAAAATGTGATGGTGATATTTGTGAACCAGAACCTTATGATTGGGCATTGAACTTTGGACCTACTAAGCAGAATCAATTAGATTTTTCAAGAGCGATTGATATTTCCTCTAAATTTAATGTTGCAGGTATTGGTAAATCCCTTACTGATAGAATTGATTCAATATTCCCCGAAGTAGATGAAGAGGGTGTTCAAAAAATACAAGATATAGTTGGAGATTGTAATCCTCATCAGAAGATATGTGGACCTCCTAAGATAGAAATCTTTGGTGGTGGCGGAATAGGAGCAGCAGCAAATGCCGTTGTCAATAACTTTGGTCAGATTGTAGGTGTTAATATGACTGACTTAGGATTTGGTTATACTAAGAAACCATTCGTTACTATTCTCGATGAGTGTGATAATGGTCGAGGTGCTACGGGTGAAGCGATATTAGAAGATGGTAAAGTTATTAATATTATAATAAGAACTGGTGGTGGTGGATATAATACACCTCCTCAAACATCAGATGATACGGGTACACCTGTTGTGGGTGAGATTGATGGTATAGAAGTTATAAGAACAGGGTTAGGATATTCACCTTATGATATTATAAGCAGTCAATGTGGATCTCTTAGAGTCAAGTTGGACGATGCAGGAAGAATCATTGGTGCAGATGTGATTGAAGCAAATAGAGGGTGTACTGTTATTCCAAATCTTACCATAAATACTGAGACTGGTTTTGGTGCCTTAGTTCGACCTATTATGAAATTTAGAAAACTTGAAGAATATGATGATACAATCCCTGAGAAGGGCATCATAAATGTTGTTGATTGTGTCGGTGCTTATTAATGACAGATATTCATCCTAATCGCACATCACCACCTCTTATTATTAATACCCCTGAAGATGGTTATCTTCGGATAGGTCGTAGAACAGAACCCAAAGTTGATCGTGCAGATCAGGTTCAGTTAGCTGCTGGATCTGGTGCAAGTTTGAGGATTTTCAAAGATGGTGGTTGGGAACTTAGAGGAGTAGATCATAAGAATGCATCTGGTTCTTCGTTACTGAATAAAGGTGAATCACCACTTACCATATATTCTGAGGGAGATGTTAATATAACTGCTAAGAATAATATGAAATTGAAAACGGAGACAGGTAATATAACACTAGATGCTGCAGAGGATGTAATTATAAATTCTAGAAAAGATACAAGGATAGATGCTGATAGAAATGTCAAAATTATATCAACCAATTATGCATTAGATGCAGCACAAAATATATTCTCACGAGCTAGAGGGTGGCATCTTATAGTTGGAAATCCAGTTTACATCTATGAAAAGAAAACTAAACTTATACCAACAAGCATAAATGATGTTGTAGATAGCTTGATAGAACAATTTGCTTTGGGGGCATAAATGGAATCGCCAGAAATATCAGCACAGAAAGTTTATATTGGTCCAACTATACCATTAAAACTTGATATGTCAGCGTTAACGCTGAACAAGTTACTTCCTTTCAATGGAACATTGGCATGTGTTGGTCCTGCATTTTTTGGTGCAACACCCCAATTAGGATTTGCAAGAGCAGTTGTTCAAATGGGACCAGGAATCCCACCGTTCGTATCAGCAGTTCCAGGTCTAACCCTTGAAGTGACAGGTGGTACACACCTGATGGGATATTTGAATGCATTTGGTCTGAGTAACATGATTGGTGTGACCAATAATATTGGAATTCATAATGGTGTAGGACTCAAGAATATGCTTGGGTTCCATAATAGAATAGGAAAGCAAACAGCAGTTGGTGGAGAGACATCAGCAGAACCGAAGAAATTCTGTGCAGCAGTAGCGATGACATTGACTGCTAGTCCTGGAACACTGAGAGGATATTGGACATATAATGGCACACCATTATCTCTCCTGCACTCTCATTCAGATAGAAAACTAAAGAAGAATATACAACCTATATTATCACCTCTTGCCAAAGTTCTAGCACTGAAAGGTGTTACTTTTGAGTGGGATCATTTCGCTCTTGGTAAAACTGCTCCAGGAACTAAGATGGGTTTGATTGCACAAGATACTGAAAAAGTAGTTCCAGAAGTGGTGATAAATACTACGATTGATAGCAAAGGCGAAAGCGTTCCTGTAAAGGGAATTCAATATGAAAACCTAGTAGGACTTTTAGTTGAAGCTATTAAAGAACAAAACAAGCGAATTGATCATCTAGAGCAATGTTTACAAAATCTGGAACAGTCCACACAGACGGAATAATTGAATTGCCAGAGGAATGGCAAGGTAAAATTATTCCAGAATCAATTGTAGTACAACTTACTCCAATTGGAACAGCACAAGAATTATTTGTAAAAGAAATACAGTGGGGGACTAAAGTTATTATAAGAAATGGTGGTGGGGGTTCACTCAATTCATATTATACTGTTATTGCAGAACCAATTAAGGTTGAAGAACCAAAGAAAACAACCACACTCAAAAACATTGTAAGACCGAAAAGGAAGTAGGTTGACCGTATAACATACATATGTTATGATAGAGGACATCAGTAAAAATCCAATGCCTGAAGAATTTGTTGAACTTGTTGAAGTGGATGTGACTAAGCGTTCATTTTCAATGCATGGATCTCTTGGTACAGAGAAAACTGTTACTTGTGATAGTACTGATCAGTTTATGTCTGTATTAGATGTAGTCAGAGAAGCTCACGATCAAACTGCAACCGATATTGTTTACGTATGATTTTTTTATCCAGTCCATCCGTGTATCATTTACCAGGCACATGGGAAAAGCAACCATTAATTGAACCAGGTCTTGCCATTCCAATTTTTATAGCAGTTATTGTTATAGGACTTTTAGGTTATGGTATATACATGACTTTTGGTTCAGGTAAAGAAGGACTCAGAGATGAGATTGATGAACACTCTAAAATGCATGAATTAGGAATTGCTCACGGTCATGAAGGTAGAAGAGCAGTGATGAAGTCTGATGTCAAGTCGAAGAAATGATAGAAAAATCCGATGTCCTATGTGTGGACATGAATTGAATAATAGGATTGAGTTTGGATCTCATATAAAGAGATGCAAAGCAGCAAAAACTTCATTCAATTGGAAAAATCCAACTAAACCTAAGAAAAATAGATTCAGGGGAAGGAAATAATTATTCCTTGAAATATTGTGTTAGTTCTGGGTCTTGCAATAAACCTATTATACCAGTATCTACTACTATTGAATCATCTAGTTCTTTCTTACTTCTAGAATATCCATATCTTTGTATTTGATATTCCATTCTAGATTCTTTTAGTCCGTTTTGGGATGTCCTTATGGCATCCCTTTGTGTTCTGAGGGATGATACGTTATTTTCAGCAGTAGTTATACTTGCAGCAAAACCAGCACAACCAACTTCTGTTGAATCATATCCAAAGAAAGTTCCAAGACTTACTTGTGTTATACCAGTATAAGTTCCAAAACCTATATTTGCTGATGTTATTAGAGTATTACTTTCATCAAATGGAGTTGTCCCATTATATGTCGGACTAGCAAATTCGTAAGTGTATCCTCTTACATCATCTCTCAAGGCATCATACATTGGAATTGTATGTGTAGTACAACCTGCTTGAGTAGCACCAGTATATAAATTGAATAAATCTGTCTGGTTGCTATTGATTTGTGCGTTTATAGATAGAATACGTTCATCTATTCCTTGAGTCGCAGGACTAAACCTATTAATAACCTCAGTTAGATTTTCTATTTTTGCTAGTAGATTTCCTTCTCCATCTTTTATGTCGGAGCCTTTTTCATTATCTTCGATACCTTTCTTATCTTTTCTCGATTGATCTATCTTAGATTCAAAGGTTACAATTAGTTTTTCTGTTTCTGGACCACTTGCCATAGTATAAATAAGATGAAGAGATGGTGTCAGTATTTATAGGTTATGCCGTTAAGCAGACTCGAAAATTTTCTCAAGAATGTCACTGGAAACGTAATTTACGTTAATCCAGAGGAACTTGATGCAACAGATGATATAAGCAATAGCGGGAATTCCCGTGCTCGACCTTTTAAAACTATTCAAAGGGCGTTATTAGAGTCTGCTAGGTTTTCATATCAGGTAGGTGGTAATAATGATAAGTTTGATAAGACAAGTATACTTATTTCACCAGGTACTCATTATATTGATAATAGACCTGGACTGCAAATTAACACATCTGGTACCATTACCGATGTAAATAATAGTGCAGCAACGATTGACCAATTTTCTATTGGTTCAAATTTTGATATTCAAGATCCTAATAACGTATTATATAAGTTTAATAGTGCAAGTGGTGGTGTAGTAGTTCCTCGTGGTACATCACTTGTAGGGCAAGATCTAAGAAAGACTAAGATAAGACCAAAATATGTTCCTAATCCATCCAATGATTCAATTGCATCCACAGCAATATTCAGGGTAACTGGTGGATGTTTCTTCTATGGATTTAGTTTCTTTGATGCTGAGTCAAATGATAGAATATTCAAAGATTATACTTCAAATGTTTATGCACCAAATTATTCTCATCATAAGGTAACTTGTTTTGAGTATGCTGATGGTGTAAACATAATCACTGGTAAGGGTAATAGTGACCTTGATATGTACTATGCTAAGCTTACGCTTGCATATGGTACTAATAGTGGTAGAGCATTACCTGTTTATCCAACTAATAAAGATTTTGAAAAGGTTATTGATGAATCTAGGATTGTAGGTGCTATATCACAAGTTGGAGATATTTCAATAAGTGATATCTATTCTGGATCTAATCCAACAGACTCAGTTGCAACACCGATTGTTACTGTAGTAACATCAACAGATCATGGATTTGATGTTGGAACTCCTGTTCTAATCAATGGTGTAAATGATAGTAATTATGATGGAACTTATGTTGTATCACAGGTTCTAAGTGAAACATCATTCACATATTCTGTTCCTGTTACACCAACTTCAACTGCTACACCAAGTCTATCTGGATTGAATCCAGTAGCAAAGGTAGAAAGTGATACTGTATCTTCATCTTCACCATACGTTTATAACTGTTCTATTAGATCTGTATATGGATTATGTGGTCTAAACGCTGATGGTGCTAAAGCAACTGGTTTCAAATCAATGGTTGTGGCACAGTTTACTGGTGTTGCACTGAATAAAGATGATAATGCATATGTAAAGTATAATACTACTACTGGAGCATGGCAAGATCAGGCAGCACTAGGTTCAGGTGTATCACTTCATACTGATAGTTTAGCAAAACATAGACCTGACTGGAGTAATTATCATATAAAAGTAGGAAATAAGGGTATTATTCAGGCAGTTTCTACTTTTGCTATTGGATATGCACAGCATTTTGTTGCTGTGAATGGTGGTGATATGTCAATCACCAACTCTAACTCTAACTTTGGTGCCAAGGCACTTGAGGCAGATAAGTTTAGATCTGATGCATTCTTGAAAGATGATAAAGGGTATATTGTTGAAATAGATCCACCTCAAAAGAATTTCGCAAAGGAGACTAGAGTATCATTCTTACCACTTGATGTTGATATAACAGCAGGTTTGAGTACTGATACTAAGCTTTATATCTACAATTATCAGCAAAAGGATAATAAACCAAATGTAGTCTCCAATGGGTTTACTATAGGTGCAAAGGTAGGAGACAAATTACAAGTAAGTATAGGAAATACAGTCTATGGTGCTGACATTCTTATGCCTGTACCACAAACTGATCCTGATGAACGGGTATCAGCTAAGAAGGAACTGTTTGTAGGAAGGGTTAGTGGTATCAATAGTATTACCAGTAGTACTATAACATTACAATCAGATCATAAATTCAACGCAGGAGAAACAGTCCGTGTTTATTCTGAAGATGGATCTTTACCTGATGGTATAGATTATAATAGAACTTATTATGCTATAACAGCATCATTGAATGCAGATCAGATTCAGTTAGCATCTACGTTCAACAATGCCGTTGCAGGAAACGAGATCACGGGTATCAATAATAAGGGTGGTATTCTTAGGGTAGTTTCAAATGTAACTGATAAGGAACCAGGTGATCCTGGACATCCAGTTCAACATGATACTTCAGGTTGGTATATAAACGTAGGTGTTGGTAATAGTTTACGTGCTGCTATAAAGTCACAACAAACTTCTATCACACCAAAAACTAGAACCGCTAGTGTTCAAAGAACTCTTGACAGAAGACCGAATAGTGAAAAGAAATATAGTGTAAAGTATGTTATTCCACAGACATCTAGTTTAGCTGGAAGTCCTATAGCAGGTTTCAGTATTGAAGAAACCTCATCAGTCCCGGATGATACAAATTATCAAAATGATAATACTACTCTAACATCAGAGTCAAATCTAAGATCTAAGAGTGCTATTATCAATGCTTCATGGGCAAGTAACGTTGGTATCATTACAGCAGAGAATCCTCATGGATTGAAGCAAGGACATATAGTTGAAATCAAGAGATTAAGGAGTACTAATAATACATCTGGTACTGATAACACTGGTTATAATGGTATATTTGAAGTAACAGGTATAAACAATGCTACTTCATTCAACGTTGGACTGAATACTAATCCAGGTGGAATTACTACAATTACTGCTGGTATTCCATATACCTTCCATGATAGAACTATTGTAGGATCTGGACGTACATTCACTCCATACTTTAATAGAAAGGACTTCAATGTAAGTTATCAGATCAATACTTTTGATACTGTTCAGGAGTATAAGCAAGGTGTTCAGGATGGAGAATATAATCTAACATTACGTGGATATATTTCTCAACCTAATGTAACTCCTTTCTCAACTGCAAGTAACTACTTTGGACAGGACATAATTGATATAATTCCATCAGATGATGTGAATAATAGGGTTGATGATCCTAAAGCCGCAGTAAGTTATGCTGTAAGAGATGAGATTGGTAATGTTGAAACCAATGATCCAACAAGAAGTATAACCAAGGAAGGTATAAATTCTTTCCTAAAAGAGTTTGGTATTGTAAAGACTATTACTAGTTCTGCTACAGCAAGTGGAACTCTTACTTTCAATACAGAAGTTGATCACGGGTTCAATGGTATTGTTGGAATACAAAGTATTACTGGTGGTGCTCAGTATGGTACTAACAGTGGATCTGCTGAGTTCTATTATAACGTAAGATTAGAAGGTGGAACTGGTGAAGGAGCAACGGCAGACGTTACAGTCTCTGCTGCTTCTACTGTTAGTAGTATTGTATTGGGTAATCCTGGATCGGGTTATAGTAAGGATGATACTCTTACTGTAAGAGGTGTACCATTCCATACTCCAGGAACAGATTGTACTGTTGGTATTTCTGAAATCTTGAACAATGTTGGTGATGTTGTCGAGATTGTTGGTGTTTCTAGTGATTCTTATGATGGTCTTTATAGAATAAAAGAAGTTACAGATAAAGATACATTCAAAGTCAATGGATCTGCTGATGGTGTTGGTTCTGGTGGACAGGCATATCATGTGGGTGTTAGTACTGGAATAGCAGCTATATCACATGATGCTATAAGTGGAATTGCAACTGTTCGTTTGAATGGTGACATTGGTTTACGAAGAGGAGACCAGATTACCATTACTGGTTGTACTGATTTCTCTTCAGTTTATAATGGAACTCACTTTATTACAGATAGACTAGGTTATGGTACTTCTTTATCAGTCAATCTTGGTATATCATCAAATGCTCCTGCATTCACGGGTATTGCAACTGCATACGGGACAGGTATATCAGTAAGAGGACATGGTAGAGGTATACCGTTATACGGTGGTTTTACTACTAAGTTAAGTGCTGATCTATCATCTACTGCATCAGGTATTACATTAGCAGGAAAGGGTACTCTGAGAAGAGGAGATTTCCTACAAATTGAAGATGAAATTGTAATGGTTTCAAATACACAGATAACAACGGTTTTACGTGGTGTATTGGGAACTAATGCAGTAGCACATGAGAAAGAGGTATCGGTAAGAAAGATAAGACCAATACCAATAGAAAATAGAAGATATTCTGTATTGAGGGCATCTGGACATACATTTGAGTATGTTGGTTTTGGACCAGGAAATTACTCTACCGCAATGCCACAGGTACAGGATAGAGTAAGATCTGATAAAGAAGAATTAACTGCTCAATCATTACAAACTAGAGGTGGATTTATAGTCTACACTGGTATGAATGATCAAGGTGACTTCTATATTGGTAATGTAAAGGTTGATTCAGCAACTAATAAACTTAAGTTAGTAGGTGGAGTTGGTGGTAGATCAGGTGGGGAAGTTGGTGATACAGTTCTCCCTGCTGATGCTACATTTGATAATCTAATTGCAGATACTGCATTCCAGTCAAATGGTGATACTGAGGTTGTAGATTTACTTCTTAGAGGTAATCGTTCAGGTAATATTGGTCAGAGTGTATTTGTTGGAATACATGGTGGCAATACTACACCTACCAGTAGTACAGATAGTATCCTATTCAGAACTTCTTTTGATGAAGGTGGTTACATAGGATGGGTAAAGACCAATCAAACATGGAAACGTTTTGGTCCTATTTCTAAGGCAGGTGATAGTGAACACTATTCTGTAGATAGACTAGAAGTAACTGGTATATCAACATTTACAGGTAATGTAACTGCAGGTACTATAACTGCAGAGCAACTAACATCTACAGATGATGCAAATATCACGGATGATCTAACTGTTGGTGGAGATACTAATGTTACAGGAACTGTAACTGCAAATACTCTTGCTGGTAAAGGTGTAGTTCCTATTGGTGGTATTATTATGTGGTCTGGTGCAAAGACTGCAGTTCCAACAAACTGGGCGTTATGTGATGGTACTGCTGGAACACCTAATCTAAGAAACCAGTTTGTCATCGCTGCAAATGATTATGATACTAGTCAAAGTAGGTGGGAGACAACTGTTACTGGATCAGGTACAGCAACTGGTGGTACTAAAGATGCTGTAGTTGTTGCTCACGATCACGATGCAACATCAGCTGTAAATGATCCTCAACACGCACACACATTTAGTTCTAATAATGATGATACTGGTGATGGTAACACCTTGAATGATAGATCTAATCTATCCAATACACAGACGATGACATCTAGTAGTAATAGTACTGGAATCACTGTTGCTACTACTGTTGATCAGGAAGGTGTTGCTGGAACTAACCAGAACTTACCTCCATATTTTGCAATCGCTTATATCATGCGTACTTCTTGATAAATACACATACGGAGAGTACTCATTAGATGGCATCAGTAAATAAGAAGTTCGGTATCGAGAAGGGTCTGGAAGTAGGAACAGACGCTCTGATTGTTGATGCCGATAATAATCGAACGGGTGTTGGTAAAACCAACCCGAAGTATGGTTTAGATGTAGCAACAACTGCTAATTTTGACGGTATAGTTGCAGCAGGTCAGGTTGGTGTGGGAAGTACACAACCTGCATATGATGTTGATATTAGGTCAGACATGCGTCTGACTGGTAAGTTACGTGATGTTCAATCTAGTGCAGGTACAAGTGGTCAAGCACTTATATCTGTAGGAACTGCAGTATCATGGTCTGATCTATCGGAAATTGAGTCTAATGCTGCAGATAACATAAATTCGGTACAGTATAAAAAAGCAAACTTAAAATTTGGTGGTGCAGGTAATTTCGTATTTGACCCTACAAACTCTCGTGTTGGTATTGGAACTACTCAACCTGAGTACTTACTTCAAGTACAACCTCAAGGACAGAATGGTTATGTTCAGATAGGTGGAACATTCTTAGATGCTCAAGGTAGTGCTGCTGGAATAGGTTCTGTACTAGGTGCAACTGACGGTGATCAATTAGCATGGGTTGGTGCAGGTGCTAGTACACTCAATGTAATATATGTTTCGGAGGATGGAGCTGATACTAATGATGGTAGAAGACAAAGTACATCAAAGAGATCAGTAAAAGCTGCTGCAGCAATAGCAACGAATGGTGATGTTATAAGAGTAGCAGGTGGTATATACCCTGAAAATAATCCAATATCTTTACCACAGAATGTCACAGTTGATGGTGATGATCTAAGAAATAGTAAAATTATACCTACAAATACTGGAGCAGATTTATTCCATGTTGATAACGGAAACTTAATACAAAACTGTTCATTTGTCGGAGCAGCAAATACAGGTGCGATGGTTGCATTCCATCCACCAAGAGAAGTTCTCAATAGATTCGTCAAGGATACTGGTACTCATATATTTGTAAGTGGTGTTACTAATGCTATTACAGCAAGTGCAGGTGCAAGTGGAAACTTTACAGCAGCGTCTGGTACAACTTATAATCCTATAACTGGAGATCTAACAATAACGATTGGATCTCATAGTCTTACAACAAGTAATAAGGTTACTATTGCTGATGGTGGAGTTACCTTTACTTGTGATCAGGATGGTCATCAAACAAATCATTCATATCCAAGAGCAAGTGACCCTGCATCTGGAGTAGCACTTACTATTACTGCTGCTGTTGGTAATACAATTACTGTAAATGTTGGCAAGGTCAAGGGAGCAGACGCAGTACGTGTTGGAAATTGGCATACTGATAGTCTTCCTATATACGGATTTGATTATAGTAGTAAGAGTGGTATTGCTACAATAACAACCAGTGAAGATCATGGATTGACTACTGGTGTAACTTTGATAGGAATCAACACAGGTACTGTTGCACTAGAATGTTCTACAGATAATTTCAATTCTAGAAAATATTATCCAAGGGCAGGTACTGATCCTCAAGCAGGGCAACTTATATCTATTGCATCAACAACTGCAACATCATTTACTGCTAACTTTGGTGTAGCAGGTATTGGTTCTGAGTATGTTGGATTTATAACACAGTCACCATATGTTAGAAACTGTACTAACTTTGTTCCTGATTCTATTGGTTTGAAGATTGATGGTGATCGTGCTAGAAATCTAAAATCTATGGTTTGTGACTCATACACACAATATAATGAAAATGGTATTGGTGTATCAATTACAGATAATGCTTATGGTCAGTTAGTTTCCATCTTTACAATATGTCCTGATGTTGGTGTATATTGTGGAACTGGTGGGCAGTGTGACCTTACAAACTCAAACAGTTCATTTGGTAATAAAGGTTTAGTAGCACAAGGTATTGGTACTGTAACTTATACAGCAAGTCTTGCTACTGCAGCAGTAGAAGAAGATAATACCTTGGTTTTATCTGGACTGGGTAATAATCGTCCTTATTCTGGACAGGTTTTATATGTGGGTGAGTTATTCCAAGATGTTAACTCAGTTACAGTAACCAATCCTGGATCTGGTTATACGAGTGCAAATCCACCAACTGTTGAGATTTCAGATCCTTCAGGTCCGGGCGGTATTGCTGCAGATGGTGTAGCAGTTATTTCTGGATTTGGATCTGTGACTGCTGTCAACTTATTTGCAAATGGTAGACAGTATAGACCAAGTGATACTATCAGTGTTACGATAGCAGCTCCTACTTCAGGTATTACAGCAACTGCAACTGCATCAATAGCTCCTACCTATTACACTATAAATAGTGCAACAACCCCTTCAGGTGGTATATCAACTGTTACGGTTGATCAAACTATTCCTGCAAATATAGGTGTTGGATCAACTGTTCCAGTAGCAAGACAATCATTAATTCTTGCATCTTCACACTCATTTGAGTACATTGGAACTGGAGTTACTATTGCTAACGCAAGACCGTCACAAGGTGGAGTAACTATCCCTGAAAATCAGGTGATATCCATTAATGGCGGTAAAGTCGTTCATACATCTACTGATGAAAGAGGTAACTTCTTAATTGGTGATGACTTTACAATCAACCAACAGACTGGAACTATTGCAGGTGATGCCTTCAATAAGAGTATCCAAGCAACCCTAACACCACTAATCATCGCACTAGGAGGACAAGCATAAAATGGCTGCGATCCCATTAAATAAATTTCGTACGATCACTCATACTCTTACTACCTCCTCGGTTGGTATATACACTTGCCCACCAGGTGTGGCATCACTAATTGTATTTGGTAATGTTGCGAACGTAGGAACAGGAAGTTCGGTAACACAGTTCAGTGCTTATCATAGTAGAAGTTCTGTGGATACACCAATCATTGAGAAGGGTCAAATCCCTAATCAAGATTCTATGAACTTCATTGAAGGTAGACTAGTTCTTGAGACTGGAGATATTCTCAAAGTCAAGAGTGAAGATAAGGATGGAACCCAGAAAATTATTATCAGTATATTAGAAAACGCTAAGTAAATGGCAAAACTGTTATCTGGTAAGGTCGGAGTCACAAGTTACTCCGGGTTATCCACATCACGAAATCAAATAGTTGGCGGTGATCCTGTTTTTATAGGATTGAACGAAGTCGAACCCAACTTAGGTTTGTCTCCACAGAACGATTACGTTCTATATGGTGATGCTAATGGAGCTCGTCGTTGGGGAGAACCTTCTGGATCTCCATCTGGAACGGTAAGTGGTATAACAGTAAGGGATGAGGGAATACAACCAGTTGGATTAGCAGGTTCGATAACAATAATTGATGTTGTTGGTGATGGTATTGTAGCAATTCAGACTCATATCACTCAAGGTGGTGTGCAGGTAGGTTTAGCAACATTAACAGTAGTAAGAAATGATCTAGACGGACAGGATGGATCAGGATTTGTACAAGTCACAGGTATATCTACATTAAGAGTTGGTGCTGGTCTTACAATATTTGCACCAGGTGGAACAACTGGAATCGCATCTATTGGTAATATAACTGATGCAAATATAGACGTATATGACGATAGATCATACCTTTCTGTAACTAATGTAGCACAACTACAGGCAGGTATTGGTTTATCTGTAAGTAGTCCACAGGCAAACAGAGCTAAGTTTGATGTAACTGGTAATTTTCCTAGACTAAACGTAAGTGGTATATCAACACTAACACAGGTTGGTTCAACAGATCTAAATGCTACTGGTATTGTAACTGCTACAGGTGGATTTGTTGGCAACTTAACAGGTAACGTAACTGGTAATGTTACAGGAAATCTGACAGGAAATTCTACTGGTGATCATACTGGTAAAGTTACTGGTGATGTAAAGGCAGGGTTAGTAACAGCAACTACTGCTTTTGTAGGAAATATAAATGCTGCTGGAGTTAGTACTGCAGCACAACTAACAGGTGCGACTCTTAATTACACAGGATTTAGTACTGCTTTAGGATTCATAGCAAGTGGCAATTCCTTTATGGGAAATGTTAATGCTGGTGGTATATCTACAGCAAAATATTTACAGAATACTAATATAAACACTACAGGTGTTACTACATCAGCAAGTTTTGTAGGTCCACTTACAGGTAGTGTAACAGGTAATATAAGTGGAGATATAGTATCAACAGGTTCTAATAACTTTGCACAAGTATTAGTTTCAGGTGTTACAACATCTGTAGGTGGATTTGTTGGTGGACTTACAGGTGCTGTGACTGGTAATGTTACAGGAAATCTGACAGGAAATTCTGCTGGTGATCATACGGGTAAAGTAACGGGACATATCAATAGTATTGGTGTTTCTAGTATATCTCAACTCAAATCAGTAACAGTCAATGCAACTGGTATTATAACTGCATCTAGTTTTAGTGGAAGCGTGGATGCTTCTCAACTAACTGGTACATTACCTAATATAAATGGTTCAAATTTGACTAACGTTAGTGCTGCAACGGTTGAAGTTACAGCAACTAATACAACAGATGCTACTCATTTTGTAATGTTTGCAGATTCAGTCTCTGGTCAAGAGAACATGAGATCTGATAATACATTTACATATAATCCTAATTCAAATACAGTATCTGCAACGAATTTTACTGGTACACTGAATGGAACTTCTACAGGATTGAATGGAACTCCAAACATTACTGTTGGTAGTTTAACTGCAGGTAATATATTACCTGCAGCACATAATACTTATGATATAGGATCAAATGCAAATAGGTATGCAAACATATATTCTATGGACTTGCAACTAAGCAATAAAGGTAAGGTAAATGATGTAGATGGTACATGGGGAGACTGGACATTGCAAGAAGGAGATGAGAATATCTTTATGATAAACAATCTAACAGGTAAGAAGTACAAAATAAATCTGACAGAAGTCTAAATAATAGGGTAAAAGACTAACAAGAAATCCCATTATGTCTAGAGCAAGAGAACTTGCGAAGGCGGGTGGCGTACAACAACGTATAGCTGGATTCAGTTCACACGTTGGTATGTCTACGTTCTTGGCTGCGGTCCACATGGAGGATAACCTCACTGTGGATGGTAACATAGGCGTAGGCGGTAACCTTACAGTTACTGGCACAACAACCTTCAATGGTGGAACCCTTACACTTGGTGATGCAAATACTGATAATGTAGTATTTGGTGGTGATGTAAACTCAAATATTATACCAAATACAGATAATGCATATGATTTAGGATCTTCCAGTCAAGAATGGAAAGATCTATATGTTGATGGTACAGCAAACATTGACGCACTAGTTGCTGATACTGCTGATATCAATGGTGGTACCGTTGACGGTGCAACTGTAGGTGCTAACTCAGCATCCTCTGGTGCATTTACAACACTGACTGCAAGTGGTAACGTAGACTTAGGTGATGCAACATCTGATACGATTACTGCAACAGGTAGATTTGATAGCGACATAGTTCCTAGCACGGATAATGCAAGAGACTTAGGTGCATCAGGTCTAGAATTCAAAGATTTATACCTTGACGGTACTGCAAACATTGATTCGTTAGTAGCAGACACAGCAGACATCAACGGTGGTACTGTTGACGGTGCTGCTATTGGTGGTGTTTCAGCATCTACAGGTGCTTTTACTTCAGTTACAGCATCTACAACATTAGGAGTTACAGGTACAACAACCTTAGCTGGACAACTCGATGCAAATGGAGATGTCAACTTAGGTAATGCTACAACAGATAGTATTACTGTAACAGGTAGATTTGATTCTGCTTTGATACCTCTTACTGATAACGCTGTTGATTTAGGTACATCTGCATTAGAGTACAAAGACTTATACCTTGATGGCACAGCAAATATAGACTCATTAGTAGCAGATACAGCAGACATCAATGGTGGAACAGCAGACAACGTAGTTATCGGTGGATCAACCGCAGCTGCAGGTTCATTCACAACAGTTGCTGCTAGTTCAAACGCTACTATAACTGGTAACTTAGACGTAGACGGAGCAACCACACTTGATGGACTAACAGTAGCAGAAGGTGCTACATTTAGTAATAACGTTGCAGTCACAGGAACATTAGATGTAGACGGAGCAACAACTCTTGATGGACTGACAGTAGCAGAAGGTGCTGCATTTTCATCAACATTAGATGTAGACGGAGCAACAACTCTTGATGGACTAACAGTAGCAGAAGGTGCTACATTCTCATCAACACTGGGAGTCACAGGTACAACAACCTTAGCTGGACAACTTGATGCTAATGGTGATGTAAATCTTGGTAATGCTGCAACTGATAGTGTTACTGTAACAGGTAGATTTGATAGCGATTTACTTCCTATTGCCGATGGTACTAGCGATTTAGGATCATCTACATTAGAGTGGCAAGACCTGTACTTAGATGGAACTGCTCATGTTGACACATTAGATGTTGATGGTAATGCAGGTATTATTGGTGATCTTACTGTAACTGGAACTACCACACTTAGTACTGCATTAGCAAACAGTAACTTAGCAAATAGCACAGTAGCTTTTGGTGGTATAACACTATCATTAGGTGGATCTGATGCTACTCCAGCATTTAACTTGAGTGATGCTACAAACTATCCTACAAGTAGTTTGAGTGGTACTATAACCAATGCTCAGTTAGCAGGTTCTATAACAGGTGCAAAGATTGCGAATGATACAATCCCAGAAACCAAGTTAGATATTCATAATACACCAACTGACGGTTATGCACTAAAGTATTCCGATTCAAATGGTTTGATTTGGGAAGATGCAGGTACTGCTACAAATGCAACAAACATTACTGTTAGTGCCAACAACTCAACCAATGAAACTGTTTATCCAATATTTGTTGATGGAGCAACTGGAGCACAGGGTGCAGAGACTGACACAGGTCTAACTTATAATCCATCTACAGGTGCTCTAACTTCTACAACATTTGTAGGTGCTGTAACTGGTAACGTAACTGGTAACGTAACTGGTAATACATCTGGTTCATCTGGATCTTGTACTGGTAACGCTGCTGGATTAACAGGAACACCTAATATTACAGTTGGAACTGTTACAGCAAGTTCACTTGATATTTCAGGTGATGCTGATATTGATGGAACTCTTGAAGCAGATGCATATACAGTTAATGGTACAGCATTATCTGAATACATATCTGATACTGTTGGTGCTATGGTCGGTAGTAATACTGAGTCAGGCATTACAGTTACATATCAAGATGGTGATAATACAATAGATTTTGCAGTTGCTACACAATCGGATGAAAACTTCACAAGTGCCCTTCTATCAAAACTCAACGCAATAGAAGCGTCAGCTACTGCAGATCAATCTGCCTCGGAAATTTTAACATTACTATCAACGACTGATGGTGCAGGATCTGGACTAGATGCTGATAAATTAGATGGACTACAAGCATCTGTTTTCTTAAGATCAGACACAAGTGATACCATGTCAGGTACACTTACAATATCAGGTGCTGCTGCAGTCGATAATTTATCGCTGGATGGCAATACTCTAACAACATCATCAGGTAATCTTACAATAGATTCTGCAGGTGGTACAACAACCATCGCAGACAATGCTGTCATTTCAGGTAACTTGACTGTAAACGGCACCACAACTACTGTGAATGCCACAACAGTCAACATTGCAGACAAAAATATTCAGGTTGCCACAGGTGCTGCT